GTCATTATCAATAGTGGTATTCGGTACTGTCAATTCGTTCACGACATACACCGAAATAACACCATTTCCGTGTTTCTGAATACCTGAATTGTAACTTATAATCGGAAACGCACCGAATTGCTGATTTGGTGCTAAAGCTGGTTTAATATGCTCACGATAAGGATCAATCTGTCCCCATCCAATGTCGACTGTGAAATCAGTAGTATCACTAATATCGACGATTGTTGTGTAAGCAGTATTATACTCGGCAGTCTCACTGTCAGTAACTGGGTCGTAAACGATCTTCAATCGTCCCTTATGATATTTACTGCACACTACTTGGAACCGAAACTTCAAGGTTCCACGCCAATATCTAAATGGCATAGTAGCATAACATGTTGCTGGGAAATGTAGTTCACCATCCAACGTTTGTGCATGCAAACAAGGATCCACGACTGAATTCCACAATATTGCCTCTCGTTGTGCTCCCAAAGGCCACTCAAATGCATCCAACCATGACTGGTGTTTGACAATTGAGTTTATAGTGAGTTCATCTGTTGAGTCCAATCCAGCAATTGTAGGGTCAATAGTCAATTCTTGTTTAGCATCGACTGTCAACTTCATACAATCACTGGGCATGTTAACAACACTATAATTGGTAATGGGAAGTATACGATTATGTTGGAACTCCAAATTTACAGGAGCTGAATAACCAAACAAAGTGGCAATTGTACCAATAGCATTGGCACCAATCTTTGTTGCCAGTGCGAATGGTCCAACATAAGGTGCATCAACCAAATAGGAAGCAAAATTTGCTACTGCGCCTGCGATACGAGAAACTGGTTTATTACCATACTCATCAGCGGCTTGAGGCAAAATAGCTCCCGGTTCGATCAATGTGGGCACAGACATCTTCACTTCTGTGGCCCACGCAAAAACACTCACAGTAACGGTATCAGTTGCACCGTTAGCATGTTTGAGTGTCTGCATGGAGTGTATATCCAACACTCCCATCTTTCTCCACCCCATCGTTGGAATATCCAACACATTGTCTGGTGTAAAGAAAGGTAACAACATTTCCCCGCCCTGTGAATTGGTAGGGTCAAGGAAAATGTGTGGTCTCTGCGTGGCTGCTACCAAATCTGCAGAGATGAATGACCGATCAATGGTCATTTGATCAAGGGCGTCAAGTGGATTGTATGATACAATTGCTCGACCATAATGAAATGCGTTTCCATTAATGACAACCTTGATGTGCAATTTTGCTTGTAATAACCGATAATTTGCAATACGGTTAATAACACGTGGGTTTTCAAAAAATAATTGCCACGGGTTTATGCGTTGAAAAAACGGTGCATTAACCCCCCAATCTTGGGATGCTATAAGCAAGGGTCGCGAGAAGAAATTATCTAATGTCGCATCAACGTTCATTGGTTTATTACGTACAACATCGAAGGAAGATCTAACTTCTGTCATATATCCTGGATGTGCGTCATCAAAATAAACGTTTTGCTCTTGTGTAAAACCTGGAGCTAAAGTATCATTTAGACCCATTTCTTCTGCTTGTGGTGTGACATTATTAATGTCAACATGTGTGGATTGGTGTGAAGCAACAATTTGTTCTGCTTTTGGCCATGGTAAAGATAAATCTTTATAGACAGCGTAAAGTATATACAACGTAATTGATCCAAACAATCCCCACAATGAAAGGGAACCTTCTTCCCCCGCACTTTCCTGTGCTTGCGGTCTTACTATACCGCCAATGAATGATTGGGCACTACCCAACTTAGCTCGCTTAAGACACGAGAACTTCTCAAAATTATTAAACATAGGAAAATTAAAACTTTTATGCATTTGTACAATATGCAAACGTGCAAACGTATTTTAAAAATATAAATATAAAGCCTTTTATGTACAATCTATGGTATCCAATATATTTACAAAATTTCGATCTCAGTCTTTCCAATGAGATCTGGTGTGTACTTCTCTTTCCATTCACGAACTCTATCGTCAAATGTATAAG